ACACGAACCCGACTTCCAAAAGTACAAAGGAAAACTCGACCTCATCTTTACTTCACCTCCTTATTTTAACAGAGAGGCGTATAGCGAGGACGGGAATCAGTCGTATAAAAAATATGGGTCGTCGTATGAGGCGTGGAGGGAAGGATTCCTCCGACCAACTTTAGAAACTTGTGCTGAGTATCTTCGAACAGATAGATATCTTCTATGGAACATTGCTGACTTGCTTGTAAGTGGTAGGTATATTCCCCTTGAAGATGATTCAAGAAAGATTTTAGAGGAGTGTGGTATGGAATATCAATACACACTCAAGATGGCACTCGAAGGAATGCCTGGACAGAATAGGATGGGTGAAGACGGTAAACCTACTTGTAAAAATTACTGTAAAGTTAATGATAAATATTTCAAATACGAACCAGTGTTCGTCTTTAAGAAAGTGGAGAAACTATGAACAACTATAATGAATATGAATCACCTATGCAGATGGGCGGACAACAACAACCACCACAGATGAATGGCAGTGCAAACATCACTGTTAGATTAGAATATGTTTGGCTTGATGGTCACGACACAAAGAACATTCGAAGTAAAGTTCGCTATGAAGAATGGACTATGGATGCACAAAGTGGAAATATGAGCAGAGAAACGGTTCTGGAAAGAATTCCAGAATGGAATTTTGATGGCTCTAGCACAAAACAAGCAAAAACCAAAAACAGTGATGTTGTTTTACATCCAGTGAGAGTATACCACAATCCACTTGAAGTAAGTGATATGGCTTCTTTTATTATTCTATGCGACACATATAATCCCGATGGAACTCCACACGAAACAAACACTCGTCATAAGTTGAACTCAGTTATCGAGAAGTACGAAGAGAGTGATGATATGTGGTTCTCCGTTGAACAGGAATATACCTTTATCAACAAGGACAATCTTCCTGTCAATTGGCACAACGAAACACCACAAGGTGAAAACTATTGTGGAATTGGTTCACAGAATGTAAATCATAGGATTACAGTAGAGCAACACGCCTTCTCTTGTATGCAAGCAGGTATTGATTTGGTTGGTACTAACGCCGAAGTTCTTGTTTCTCAATGGGAATATCAACTAGGACCAAAGGGTGCAATCGAAACAGCAGATGACCTGTGGGTAAGTAGATACTTACTTCATAGGTTAACTGAAGGACAAGATTTCAGTGCATCCCTCCATCCAAAGCCAGTTGAAGGTGAATGGAACGGAGCAGGCGCCCACATCAACTTTAGTACTGAATATATGAGAGAAGCCGGCGACAAGAAATACATCTTAGATGTTTGTGATGCTCTTTCTGTAAAACACGATAATCATATGAAAGTTTATGGTGAAGAAAACGAAAAGAGGCTTACTGGTGATTGCGAAACACAACACTTTAGTAAGTTTACTTATGGTGTGAGTGATAGAGGAGCATCTGTTCGTATTCCCGCACAAACTGCTATGGATTGGTGTGGTTATATTGAAGATAGAAGACCAGCAGCCAATGTTGACCCGTATGAAGCATTTGGTGTTCTTGTTAAAACCATTTCTTCTGTTAAAGTACCCGAAAACATCACTGCGTAATTCGTCGCATTACCTACATAGTTGTGGAGAAAGCACTTATGAGCAATAATATCTCAGAGCGATGGTATCGCAATAAACGAGCAGAGGTTGATGATAAAATTGAGGATGGGAAAGTTCTATCTGAAAAAAGAAAAGAATATGAATCTCCCCAGAACAAGTATATCCTCAGTATAACTCCTGTTGCATTCAAAGAGGACAATAGGTATTGGGCATACACTATAGGTAAAGTTTATAAAAAATTAAAGAATAAAACTGGCGAACATATCTGTACAATTTATAGGAACAGTGAAAAGTTCCCTTTTGTGTTTCTTGAAAACCAAGATGACGGACACGATTATTTTATTAGTGGCGAAGACTATCAAGGTCAAACTGTAGTACAGTTAGATACAAAGGAACGCTACGATTTTATTGGTGAAAAAGCCAAAAGAGATATGGAATTCTGCTGGCAGAAATTTCACCAATCACCAAACAAGCAAATTATCGCAGTCGAAGGTCACGCAAAAAATAAACCAACTGAAATGTCGGAATATCGTTCTATTAGATTCTTTAAGTTTGAAGATAAGATGGCACTTCCCTATGAGGAATATGGAAATAGAATTTCCTTTCACTATGATGACGCAATAGGCTGGGAAGACGATGAACACTTCTTGGTATCTGTTATTGAAGATAGGCGGAAAGACGACCTCAAAAGAGTGAAGGATTTGCCTAAGAAAGAACGAATGAAGTGCCTAGAAGACAATAACTTTGGCAGAAGGAACATTGTCTATCGTGTGCCTATTTTAGGCGGTGAAGAAGATATAAAAGAAGTATATTCTGAGTGGTTACCTACTTGACTTAAACTTCTGATGTGTTATAATTAACCTATGGCAAAGAGAACAACAAAGTATATGATTGAAGAGCCACTCTTTAATCCAAAATCCCCAGATGCAAGTTGGGAATTTTTCTCGTGTGTGAACAGATACCGAACCTCTATTCATCCCAGTATATCCAAAGAGAAGAAGTGGGTGTCTGATTATATGAAGTGGAAAAAGTTTTCAAAGGAAGACATCGACTTTGCTCAAAGAGGCGGCACTTTCCATTTTGAAATGGTAGCACCCGCTTGTCGAATATGCACACAGGCAGATTGTGACGCACCCAAAGACTGGGAAGAAACAATCAATAATCATATTAAGTTATTGATTCGTGGTGGGAAGAAAAAGAAGATACAACGAGACGAACGAGAAGAGAACAAACCTGAAAAGGTAGTGGTTTCAATTCAAGAACGAATCGAAAATCAGGTTGATGAATATATGGAGTCCTTGAATATTGAGACAGACAAGTTTCTTCTTGATATAAAGAACAAACCTACCTTTGATATTGCTAACTGGCTCAAGAACCACGAAATCAAATCTATTCAATCTGCTATGATTGCAGAACGGTTCGAAGATACCCTTCAGGAACTCAAGGACACTTACGACAAGAAGTGTGAGCAACTTATGGAGGGCTATGATTTTCTTACTCGACCACAACTCAAGAAGTATAGAGATATGATTCAAGAAATTGTAGATATATGCAATCAACATTCTAAACTTTCAAAGGCGGTTAGAAAACCAAGAAGAAAGAAAAGTCAAACGCCTGGTAAGATAATCAAAAAGTTACAGTACTGCGAGAAGTCTGATGAGTATGGTATATCTTCAGTAGACCCAAGAAAGATTGTGGGTGCGAATAAGGTAGTCGTGTTTAACACCAAGTATAAGAAACTGGTAATTTTTGAAGCATCCCCTCTTGTCGATGGTCTTTCTGTGAAGGGAACAACTATTGTCGGATTTGATGAAAAGAAGTCCAAAGAAAGAACTGTACGAAAACCAAAAGAAATCGTAAAGGATTGCGCCGACTCTGGTATTCGTGTCATAAATAATAGGTACAATTCGCTCACGACGAAAGAATCTGTACCGACAGGTAGAATAAACAAAAACTGCGTAATAATACAGGCAATAAAATGATACTTATTGATATGAGTCAAGTGATACTAGGAAATGTTTTTGGGTATACCAGAGACATTTCAAAAGTCGATGAAAATGTTGTTCGTCATATGACCCTCAACTCTCTGCGAATGTACAAGAACAAGTTTGAAAAGAAGTATGGAGATATGGTTCTTGTTTTTGATTCTGGTGATTATTGGCGTAAAGAAGAATTCCCTCATTACAAGGGAACACGAAAACTAAAACAAAATGAAGACAGAGACCTCTGGGCTAATCTTTGGAATATTGTCGGTACGATTCGTGAGGAACTAGAGGACAATTTCCCCTACAAAGTAATGAGAGTTGGTCGTGCAGAAGCCGACGATATTATTGCATATCTCACGAAGAAACATTACAAAAGAGAAGGCGTAATGATTATCTCTTCGGACAAAGACTTCCAACAACTTCAGCGTTATGAAGGGGTGAAGCAATACAGTCCAAAGAAGAAGGGTACTATGATTTGTGCCAATCCAAAAGAATTTTTGATTGAACATATTATTCGGGGCGATTCTTCGGACGGTATTCCAAATATTCTTTCTGACGATGATACTCTGATGAATGAAGACAAAAGACAAAGACCAATCACCAAGAGTGTAATCAAGTCCGTGACAGAAGACTTGGCTTTCGGTGAATTGCCAAAGGGTTACGAAGACAACTGGAGGAGAAATCAAACGCTGGTTGACTTGGATAGAATTCCCGACTGGATTAACACCAAAATTGAAATAGCGTGGAACAAGCCTATCGTGGGTAAGAGAAACCGACTTTTCAATTATTTTATTAAACACAAATTAAAGAATCTTATGGAGTCAATACAAGAATTCTGATGTCCAATAATAATAAAAAGAAAAATCAGTCCCAAGAACAACCAAGGGACGACGTTTCTGACCTCGACAAGGCTTTCCGAAAGGGAAAACAGGGAAACAAAAGAAGAGAAGAAAAAAGATACATTCGTGACGTAAAGGAAGGTGAATACGGTGGGGAATTCATCGACAATTTTGAAAAGTGGTAGTTGACACCATACTTTAGTGTGGTATAATGAACATTATGGAGATTATAATATGACAACAATGACAAAAATGAAGATGTCCAACAAGACATTGAATCTACTGAAGAACTATTCTTCAATCAACTCAAACATTCTGGTTAAGCCAGGAAATGAACTTACAACTATCTCGCCAGTCAAGAATGTGATGTCTGTGTCGAACGTAGAGGAAGCATTTGATATTGAGTTTGGTATTTGGGACTTAAATAAGTTTCTTGGTGTAGTTTCTCTCTTCGACAAACCTGAGTTTGCTTTCGACGAGAAGTCGGTTACCATTTCTGGTAACGGTGCTTCAGTAGAGTATTACTACAGTGAGCCTTCTTTGCTCTCTGTTCCTACTAAGCAGATTACAATGCCATCCCCAGAGGTTTCGTTCAATCTGAAACAGAAGCACTTTGCAGAAATTCAAAAAGCATCATCTGTACTTCAGGTTTCCGACCTAGCAGTACGCACAAACGGCGACAAACTAGAACTCGCAGTGTTGGACAAAAATGATGTTACTAGTAACTGCTACACCATTGACCTTGGTGTCGCGTCAGACGAAGATTTCTGTTTCTACTTCAAGGTAGAAAATCTCAAGATGATTGAGGGTGATTATAAAGTGGAAATTAGTAAGCAGAACATCAGTCAGTTTATTGGTACTGATGTTATGTACTGGATTGCTCTAGAAACGGATTCGAAGTATAACGGATGACACAAGATACCCTTGTAAAAAACTATCTGTGGGTGGAGAAGTATCGCCCACAGAACATCGATGATTGCATTCTTCCAGATACCATCAAGACAACTTTTATACAGATGGTGGAATCTGGTGAGGCACAAAATCTTCTCCTGTCGGGAGGTGCAGGTTGTGGCAAAACCACAATTGCAAAGGCACTTTGTAATGAGTTGGACTCTGATTATATTATGATAAACTGTTCGGAAGATGGAAACATCGACACACTCCGAACTAAGATTCGAAGTTTTGCTAGTTCAATTTCAATCTCTGGTGGCAAAAAGATTGTCATTCTTGACGAATTTGATTATGCAAACGCACAGAGTATGCAACCTGCACTTCGTGGTTTCATTGAAGAGTTCTCGAATAACTGTAGGTTTATTTTAACCTGCAACTTCAAGAATCGCATCATCGAACCGATTCATTCTCGATGTACTTGTATAGAGTTTAGAATTCCAAACAAGTCTAAGCCAAAACTTGCATCTGCATTTCTTGATAGATGTAAAGTTGTTCTGGATAACGAAGGTATCGGTTATGATGATAAGGTTCTTGTCGAATTAATTCTCAAGCACTTTCCAGACTTCCGCCGTGTACTGAATGAGTTACAACGATATTCTATTGCAGGAACAATCGACACGGGTATTCTTACACAGATTGGTGAAGTCTGTACTAAAGATTTGATTGTTTCTATGAGAGACAAGAACTTCACTGAAGTTCGTAAGTGGGTAGTCCAGAATCTAGACAATGATACGACTCGTCTGTTTCGAAATTTGTATGATGGTTTCTATGATTACTTAAAGCCTCAGTCTATTCCGACTGCGATTTTGATTCTTGCAGAATATCAATACAAGGATGCTTTCGTAGCAGACAATGAAATTAATACAACGGCTTGTCTCGTACAACTAATGATGGAGTGTGAATTTAAATGAGCGGATTTAGACCAAGCAGAGGAAAGATTGCAGTAAGACATATTGGACAGGACTGCGAATCCCAAACAGGCGGAATTATCTATACCAAGAAGGAACACGCAATGTTCGGAAAGGCTGAAGTTCTTTCTATCGGACATCCCGAAATTGTAGATGGAAAAGAAGTTCAAATAGACTTTGCAGTTGGTGACTATGTGATGTATAATAAGCAAGAAGGATGGGGAGAGTACTCTGGTATTCGTCTGTTAATCCCGTCACAAATTGTTGCAATCGTTGATGAAGATACGGAGATAGGATGAAATTAGGTGATTATCTAACTTCGATAAATTACTCGAAGGAAAACCTACTAGACACCGAAGATGAAATGGTGGAGAAAAAGTATACTCCCTTTATCGTCAATCGGTGTCTGTCCTATTTTCCTGATACTATTATGCAGGTGAATGAGATGAATTTCTGGTGCGGTGTAGATAAGAAGATGCACTATGATTTTCTTTTAAATTCTACTAGAAAACGAAAGAGATTCAGTAAATGGCTTAAAGACGAGAAACCAGATGACTTTGAAACTATCAAAGATTACTTTGGTTATTCTGATAGAAAGACCAAAGAAATAATGGCACTTATTAGTCCTGAAGATATTGTAAATATGAGAAAGGAGATGTTTACGGGCGGCAAAAAGTGAAAATATATAAATACTTCCGTGTTATTATTAACTTAAATAATGGAGAAATAATATGGAAGAAAGATATATTGACATATCAGTGGATGACTTACTTGAAGTCACACTTGCAAAAGATGATGATTTTTTAAAGGTTAAGGAAACCCTTACTCGAATTGGCGTTTCCTCCCGAAAAGAAAACAAACTATACCAATCTTGTCACATCTTACACAAAAGAGGCAAGTATTACATAGTACACTTTAAAGAACTTTTTGCTCTTGATGGACTACCAACGAACCTATCTGATGAAGACCTTGGTAGAAGAAATACCATAACAAACCTATTAGAAGAATGGGAATTGTTGAGTATAGTAGAGTCAGAGCAATCAAAAGAACCTCTTACCCCGATTAACAAAATTAAAATTCTACCCTATAAAGAAAAAGGTGATTGGGAATTGTGTCCTAAATATCATATAGGAAAGAAGAAATAATTATGAAAGATTTATATTATGATACCAAAAATTATTCACCAAATCTGGATTGGTGACCAGAGTAAACGCCCAATCGAAATGATGCAAACCTGGCAGGATATGAATCCTGACTGGGAATATATGCTTTGGACAGATGACAATCTTCCAGAGATATCAAACCGAATACAATTCGATGCAATGAAAGAACTCGCCGGCAAAGCAGATATACTTCGGTATGAACTGCTTCATAATTACGGCGGGTTTTTTATGGATGCAGATTCAATCTGTACCAAGACACTCGACGACTTTTTCGTGGACAATGATTCATTTTGTTGTTGGGAAAATGAATATATTCGAACAGGATTGATGTGTAATGGGTATCTTGCCGCGTGTAAAAATAATGAATTGATGGGACATATCATAGGAAGAATTTCAATGATTCCCCCAGACGTTTTGCATAACGCACCACTCCTAACCGCTTGGCAAATTACTGGACCTGGTCTATTAACAGACACCGTAAAGAAAACAGAATACAATAAACTAAGAATCTATCCTAGTCACTATTTTCTCCCCAAACACTATAGTGGTATGGAAACTCATTTTAAGAATGAATCAATTTACTCCGAACAGTATTGGGGAAGTACACATACCCTAGAAGGAAAAAAGGGAATGACTTATGGCGAAGGTTGATGTTATACTAAATTGTTTCCGAAGGACTAGATGGCTTTCTGAACAGATTGAAGCAGTGAAGTCTCAATCTATAGAAGTGAATAATATATTCGCTTGGAGAAATGAAAGCGAACAAGAAGTACCAGAAGAGATTCAAAAAGAATTAATCTTTGCAAACTGCAATCAGAATCTTGGAGTCTGGTCTAGGTTCGCCTATGCTTTAAACTCAACAGCAGATTATGTTTGTGTTTTAGATGATGATACAATCCCAGGTCCTTTATGGATAGAAAACTGCATAAAGACTATGGACACACATCCAGGCTTGATGGGTACTGTTGGGGTTCTGTTCGGCGATAAACATTACTCTTGGCAGAAACTTCGTCGGGTTGGATGGTGCGAACCAAACGAGGAAACTACACAGGTAGATATTGTAGGACACTCTTGGGTATTTCCCAGAGAACTCTTATCAGTATTGTTTCGAGAACTCCGCCACACAGACATACCTCCCATCGTAGGAGAAGACATTCACTTCTCTCATATGATTCAAAAGTACACAGACTTTGGAACCTATGTTCCTCCCCACCCCAAAGACAATAAAGAACTATGGGGAAGCACAAAGGGTGCAGAATATGGTCATAGTCAAGAAGGAATTTCAATGACACAATTTAAATCCTCCGATGGACAACCATTCACTGGTGGTCAATTGATGGGAGTGTGTCTTTCCAGAGCGGTTGATGATGGCTTCAAACTATTGGAGGCGTGATGAAAGATTTTAAAGAAGAGTTCCAGAAGTATATCTCTAAGTTAAAAAATCACGAACCATTTGCTTTCAGTAGATGGGCGGATGGAGAGTTGTGGATTCTTGAGAACAAATCTTATTCGTTGAGTCCCACTTCTCACGGATATACAAACCCCGAAGACCAAAAAAACTTTAATGCCGAATTGCATAAGTTCCATCACGATAAGTTATGGAATGCTTTTCGATATAAAGCCGACAACTATCATATCGGAATTACTACAAACTCTGATGCAGGAATTGTTGGATATAGTCCTAGAGATTGGATGATTGATAATGGTGGTTCAAACATAGAAAATATTACATTTGCCAATCTCTTTATTAATTCAAACTATCAAGATTTCAGAATGGAAGCCTTACCCATAATGGAAGAATATGAAACTATTATAATGTGTAACGAACGAGCAAAGTTAGATGATTTTGATAATATCATACAGGATTTCAGAGTTGGTTCTAATTGCATTATAAATGATGATGATAAGATTGACGCAATTGTCAATTACACTAAAGAAACAAAACCAG